TGCTTAGTGGTTGTTCTGTTTCAGAGGATATGATCGCTAACAAAGATTTATATTGTAGTGGTGTATACAAAGGTATAAGAGCTGTCGGCAGAGTAACTACAGAAGTAACTACAGGCATAAGAATACCTGACGTATGTGAAACGATTGAAGAGGTTGTAGAAGAAAACGCCGAGGGAAAGCAGTAAAGAATCTTGAAGCTTTGCTAAAAATTTGGCTACTTCTTCGACCGTAAATGAGGTTAGTTAAATGATTGGTGAGATTGCTTTAGCATTAAAAGCCTTAGATAGCGCCTATGCTGTTTGTAAAAATGTTGTTGGTAAAGCTAAGGACATAGAAGATTGTGCAAAAGAAGTAAACAAATTCCTTTTTGCTAAAGCAGAAGTAGACCAACATATAGCAAAAGCTAAAAAAGAAGGAAAGGAAGACTTATTTGAAGGTTCAGCTATACAAGAGGCTATGTCAATTAGCCAGTTAGAACAGCGGCAGGAAGCTATGATGGCTAGAATAGGTCAAGCATATTCTGACAACTTTAAATCTCACATATGGGCAAAAATTAAGAAAGATGCTGAAATAATACAAAGGAAAAGAGATGCCAAAGCAAAAAGAGATAAAGAAAAAGCCGCTCGCAGAAACAGCGATGATGCATTGTTAATTAAACAATTAGCGTGGGTTTTTCTTTGTATGTTTGGCGTTGTTGCGGTCATTGCAGGGGTAGCTTTTATTTTCTTTGGAGTTGATTCTTAGTGAAACTTAATGGTCTATTAAAAACGCTTGCACCCACGATTGCCAAGACTATTGTTTCTGGCAACCCAGTTGCGGGAATGGCGATTAAGCTTCTGTCTGACAAGTTAGGGATAGAAGAAAAGAATCCAGCAAAGATCGAGAAGTTTCTTGAAAAGAATCCTGAGAGAGCTGCCGAAGTAAAAGAGGCTGACAGGGATTTTGAAGATAAGATTAGAGAAATGGAGATAGACCTAGAAGCTTTCAACATAGAAGCTCAGGACGCAAAGGATGCTCGTAGACATTTCAGCAAAGATAGAACCTCAAAAGCTTTTGCGTTAATAAGCTTAATTGGTTTTTTGTTGTATTGTTTTTTTGTCACGTTAATGGGGGACGATGTGTCAGATGCTACCACTAATTTGGTTATCGGTTATCTGGGTGGGCTTGTCTCATCAGCAGCCTCCAGTTTTTATGGAAGAGACAGTAGTGTCAGGAAATAAAATGGAAAAGCTAATTGAAACTTTAAAGCGTCATGAAGGCGTTCGATCTCACGCTTACACAGACTCTTTAGGTATTTTGCATATAGGTTGCGGTAGGAATATTGAAGGTTCTGATGACCATAAAGGTCTGGGTCTAAGCGAACAAGAAATAGACTTTATGTTAAGCAATGACATTGCACGAACTATTAAAGAATTAAGTTCTGAGTATGCTTGGTTTAATGATCTTGAGGATGGCGCTAGGCGTGATGGGATTATTAATATGCATTTTAATCTTGGCAGGGTTCGTTTTGCTAAGTTTAAAAAAGCTATTGCTCACATGGAAAGAGGTAATTACCAGCAAGCATCTTCTGAATTTTTAGATTCACTTTGGGCAAAACAAGTAAAGGGTCGTAGCTTAGAGGTTACAGACATGATCAAGACGAACACTTATGTCTAATCCTTATATTTTTAAAGCTATTGTTTCTAAAATTGTCGATGGGGATACGATGTATGTTACAGACATTAGTCTTGGTTTTGGGCAGTATAATAGGGGTGATACTGGGCGGGGTATTTGTTTGCGTCTTAATGGAATCGACACTCCAGAATCTAGGACAAGAGATTTGGAGGAGAAACAATATGGACTCGCGGCAAAAGCATTTGTCCAAGCGTTCTCTCCGGTAGGTACTGAGGTTACTCTTAGGACTTACAAGAAAGGCAAGTATGGACGGTGGCTGGCTGACATCAAGGTAGGCAGCAAGTGGCTATGCAAAGAGCTTCTCAAGAATCATCACGCAGTTGAATATGAAGGTCAGAACAAAAAAGAGATACAGGAAGCTCATCTCCTTAACAGGTCAAGGGTAATACTAGATGTTAGTTAAGTATGAATTTAAGCCGGGAATTAATCGAGAGGGAACTCAGCTAACGGCTGGGACTGGTTGGTATGATGGCGATAAAATTAGATTCCGCAAAGGCCGTCCTGAGCAGATAGGTGGATGGCAAAAATACTCTACTAACTACTTCCTTGGCATCTGTCGATCTTTGTTTGACTGGGTTGCTTCCTCTGCTATTGAGTATCTTGGGGTAGGAACCAATTTAAAGTTTTATATCAATCAGGGTGATGTTTACTTTGACATAACCCCGCTGAGAGAAACCACTGCCGCTGGCGCTGTTACCTTTGCTGCTGTAAACGGTTCTTCAACCCTTACTGTGGCAGATATAAATCATGGAGCGATTGCTAACGATTTTGTTACTTTTAGCGGTGCGGCTACTTTAGGTGGAAATATTACGGCTGCTGTTTTAAATCAAGAGTATCAAATAGCCACTATAGTAGATGGAAATTCTTATACTGTATTAGCTAAAAACACTGTTGGGGCTGCTGTTGTTGCTAACGGTTCAGATACAGGTAATGGTGGAGCTGCTGTTGTTGGTGCTTATCAAATCAACACTGGACTAAATACCTATGTAGCATCTTCTGGCTTTGGAGCAGGAACATGGGGAGCTGGAGGCTGGGGTGGCTCTACGCCGATTAGCGCAGGAAACCAATTAAGGCTTTATTCGCAAGACAGTTTTGAAAACAACTTGTTGTTTAATGTTCGCGGTGGTGGCATTTACTACTGGATTCAAACAACAGGAACAGGTGCAAGGGCTGTTGCTCTTGCTGATGTAGCAGGAGCTGTTAGTCCTCCTTCGCTGTCTTTACAGGTCATGGTCTCAGAAACAGATGCTCACACTATCTGTTTTGGCTGTAATGAGATTGGACAAACAACCATTAATCCTTTGCATATTCGATGGTCAAATCAAAGGAATCCTGTTGACTGGTTACCAACAAGCACAAACTCTTCAAGCTTTGCTAATTTATCAGCGGGTTCCTTTATTGTTGGAGCCATTAAAACCAGACAAGAAATACTTGTTTTTACCGACAGCAGCATTCATTCAATGCGTTTTTCTGGCGCACCAGATGTTTATCAGTTTGATGTAGTTAACGAAGGCTTGTCCATGATCTCCCCTAACGCAGCAACGAATGCTGGAGATATGGTTTTCTTCATGGATCGCGGCGGCTTTTACTTCTATAACGGATCGATTCAAAGGCTTACCTGTACAGTTTTAGACTATGTGTTTGGAAGCATTAACAAAGATCAGGAATACAAGGTATTCGCTACCACTAGCGTAGATTTTTCAGAGGTTTACTGGTACTACCCGATTGGTAGCGGCAATACTGAATGTACTAACTATGTTTCTTATAACTACATGGAAGACTCATGGGCTATAGGAACTTTGACAAGGGGAGCTTGGATACCAGCTAACACTAGACGTTATCCTATTGCCTCGTCTGCTATTACCTCATCAGATAATAACTACCTGTACAATCATGAAAATGGTTATGACGCTGATGGACTGGCTATGAATGCTTACATAGAGTCTGGCGGGGTTGAGATGGGAGATGGCGAACAGTTTATGTTTGTTAATCGTCTGATTCCTGACTTTGAGTTTAGAGGCACTACTGCAAGTGCTTCTATGGACTTAATCATGAAGGGTAAAGATTTTCCTTTAAATGATGCTACAACCATAGCGACTACTACCGTTACTGAAAATACCGGACAGTCTTTTATAAGAGCCAGAACCAGAGAATCTATTATTCGGGTAGAAAGCAGTGGTACTGGTTACGGTTGGACGCTAGGTCAGTTAAGATTTGACGTTAGACCTGACGGGAGAAGGTAATGGCTCAGAAAATAAATTTAATTGTATTGCCGACAGCTAATCCTGAATACGACTTTCAGAACGAATTAACGACTCGCAGAGCTATTGAGCGTTCTTTTGCGGATGTCGATGATGACTTTGCTAAGATATCGAACAAGGTAGATAAGGTGGAGTCTTTGGCGTTAAAGCGTTTTCAATTTCTTCTAATGGGAGCTTCTGGTAATGGCTGATCAAATCAAGGTACTTGGTCAGTTATCTCCATCAGCGACTACGACAGAAACATTATATACTACCCCTGACCTAACGCAGACCACTGTTAGCTCGTTGGTTATATGTAATCGCAATAGTGGCAATCAAAGTTTTAGAGTCAGCATCCATGTTGCGGGTGCTGGCACAGATAACAAGCAATACCTTTATTACGACAAAGAAATTACGTCAAACAATACGATAACCGTTGTTATCGGAATAACCCTTAATCAGGCGGATGTAGTTAAAGTTTACGCAAGTAATTCAGACTTGAGCTTTAATATGTTCGGCGTAGAAACTACTTAGGAATAAGTATGAATATAGCACCTAAACCCCCATTAGCTAGACAAGGCCAGCAGCTCGCCTCTCACGGGCGTTACGGCGACACAGAGTTAGTTCATATGAATCCCTATGAGGTTCAAGGATTAGCCGCTATGTCTCCCACAGGGCAGCTAACGACCAATCCAGAAACAGGACAGCCTGAAGCGTTTCTCCCTATGCTTGCTCCTCTTTTGGCTCCCATGCTGGGTAGTACATTAGGAGCTACTGCGTTAGGCGGCGTTGTGGGTTCTTCAGCTTTAGGTGGGGCAATTGGTTCTGGTCTTGCTACATGGGCGATGACAGGAGATTTTGAAAAAGGACTTATTAGTGGTGTAACAGGTTTTGGTTTAGGTAAGGTATTAGGAGCAGGGGCTGATGCTGCTAATTTAGGAGGCGAATTGGCTGATGTAAGTGCAGCTCAGGCTAATGTTGCACAGCAAACAGCCAATTTAGGGAAGGAATCTGCTGTTCAACTTGCAGCAGGAATCCCTACTCCAGAATCAGCAGGGTTTTTAGCCAACGCTCAGCCCATTTCTGCGGCAAATCCGGGCGGCAATATGGGGCTAAATATTAGTCCCAATCAATTGTCGCAACTTCAGGCCAAAGATGCCCTAACAGCGCGTATAGGAGATTTAGACACAGCTAGACAAGGACTTACTGCTGGTCAAAGGTTAGGAGCGTTTGGTAGCGGAGAAGGTCTTGCCGCAATGGGTAAAGCGGCTTTACGTCCTGATGCTTTACTGCCAATAGGCGTTGGTCTTGGTACGATGGGCCAAGTAGAGCAGCAAGAAGCTATGGAAAAGCTTCGTAAAGAGACGACAGCTAGAGATGGAGCTTACGCTCAAAGTTTTAAAAACGTCTTAACTGATTCTTTAGGTATGGCGCGTGGTAGTGAGCCAAACCCTTATGCTTTGGCATATTCTGCTGACGGCGGCAGGATGGCTTCTGGTGGAGTAGTCAAGAGAAGAACAGGCGGCAGATGGGATGCTGACGGAGGATATGAAGGAGAAGGCGAAGACTACGATTTCACCGATGTAGATACTGCTGTTTCTGGCATAGCGGGATACGGTCTTGATGAAGACAGCAATTATTATATCAATCCCAAAAAAGACAGCGCAGGAGAAAGGCAGTCGTTTTTAAGGGGCAATTTTAAACAAGACTCGCCTACTGACTATCGTCATGGGTTTGAAAAAGAATTTCAGTTTTTTGATTTTGTAGAAGACAGACCTATCGAGCGTTATGCTGACTTGTTTGGAGCAGGAGCGAGTGACTATCTGGCTGGCTTGTTGGCTGGTAACACTGGCGATGCTCCTACAACGCCTACTTACAAACTAGATGATGTAGATAAAGAGACACTTAAAACAAGTAACTTCTCTGGTATAGGGCCGGGAGCTGGACAGGGCGGAGATGTAGCCCTTGCTCCTCTTGTTCCTGCTGGCGGTACTAGCGGTGCAAGCGGTCAGACTCCAGTAGCTGGAGGAACGGTTGCTCCTGCTGGTGGATTTATTCCCGCTGGTACGGTTGGTACGGCTGCTCCTCCTTCCACCCCTCTTGATGGTGGTACGGTTGATGACAAGCGTGGAGTTTCCGCAGGAATGAAAGCTCTTCAAAATTTAAATATAGATCGAGATCAAAAATATACTAGAGAAGAAGGTGAATCTGTTTACGATATTATGCAGGAATATCAAGATGTTGACGCTGCTAAAGTTGCTGATTATTTTTTCGAGGATATGTATGCAGATGATCCTATACAAAGTACCAAAAACATTGAGGGAGCTGCCCAGATTGTTGCAGATCGATATCAGGCAGGAGAAGATTTTGGATTAGGTAGAAGGTTTGGTGGTGAAGGTAGTTTTGAGCAGGCTGATGTAGACAGAGTTTATGCAAACCTTACCGGGGATGAACCAGTCAATTTTGCTACCGCAGCAGATTACTTTAATGTTAGTGGTGATGAGTTACAGGCAAACCTTGACGCTATAACGTCAAGAGCTGCTGCTGCTGAGGTTTTGGGTGACATACCAGCAACTGATGGAGATGCTGTTTATGATGCTATCGAAAGCGGCCAAGTAACCGTAACTGATGTAGCTAATCATTACGGGTTTACTTACGAAGAAGTAAGAGCTGCTCAAGATGCAATAACTGCTCAAAGAGCTGCTACCGGATATACTCCGCCAGCGCCAGCGCCAGCAACAGTTCCGGCAATGGGTAATATAGACCCTCAAGAATTAGCAGATCAAATAGCTGCTGATTTAGCTGGGATGAGTTTTGCTGAGCTTGAACAGGCTGGTATACCCTATGCAAAAGGAGGGAAGACTGGCAAAAGAAGATTTATGACTCGGATGGGAGAAGTTGAACTTGCCGAAGGTGGATTGGCTGATGTTCCTGTTAATCAAGAGTTTATGCAGGAAATTCCTCCTGAAATGATGGCAGTAGAAGAGACTACAGTTGTCGAAGAAATGCCTCCTGAGATTGATTATAATGATCTAGTTGCGATGACTGTAGAAGCAGTTAAGGGAAACCTAGAAGACGCAGATTCAGTAATTAATCTTTTTATTGAGGAATATGGCGTAGAGAAGTTTAGAGAGCTTAGAGATATGGTTCTTCAAAGCATCGTTCCAGATGCTCAAACAGAGGGAATGATTGCTGGCAGCAGTGGTGGAATGGACGATGAGGTTATGGGAATGATTGGGGAAACTCAGAGAGTTGCTGTATCACCGGGGGAGTACATTGTTGCTGCTGATGTGGTGTCAGGACTAGGAGATGGTAACTCTGATGCTGGGGCTGATGTTCTTGATGATATGATGCAGGGAGTAAGGAACGCGAGGTCTGGAGGACAACAACCTAAGCCTCTTAACAAAGCTGCGGTGATGCCAGCGTGAGCGAGATAACTATTACTTACGTTGAGCCTAACTACATTCAAAGAATTTGGCCTGACGTAAAAGATTACATTGCTACAGCATTAAACAAAGGAGTAGAAAACAAGGGCATTACTCCAGACTATAACTTAGATCATGTTCAATCTTATTTAACGAGCGGAGAATGGTTGTTAGTCGTTGCTGCCGATAAAGATAAGCATATTCATGGTTGTGCCACCGTTTCATTTGTTAATTATCCTATGAGTCGGGTTGCCTTTGTGACTTCCACGGCAGGAAGATGGATTACTAGAAAGCCAGAATTTGAAAAATTTAAAACATTACTGCAAGCTCATGGTGCGACAAAGATACAGGCTCTTGGAAGAGATTCTATGGTACGTCTTTGTAAGCGTCATAATTTTGAGCCTGTAAATACTTTAGTAGAGGTGGACATATAATGGGTGGAAGCAGCGGTGGTGGTGGTCAAAGTACAGTTACTACTCAGGTAGAAAAATTACCTCAAGAGTTAGTTCCATTTTATCAAGACCTGTTAGGTCGTGGTGTCTATGAATCCTTGACGGGATACGAAACTTATCCTGACCGAAGACTTGCCGAGTTTGATCCTTATGAGGCTGGCGCTCAGGAAGCGTATGCAGAAATGGCTTTGGAGGGAACCCCTCAAGGTTTTGCGGATGCCCAGACTGGCATGAGAGAGATAGCATTGGGTAGTCCTTATGAGAGGGCTATAGCAGGAGATGCCACAACGCAAGGTCTTGCTCAGTTGTTTCAAGACGCTGGAGCAACCCCTGATTTTTACGGCTCTAGAGAGCCAGCAGCAGAGCCTCCACAAATGATGGGGTTAGAGCCAACAACTCCCGATGGTGTGCAGTACGACCCAAGCAATATTGTCCCTAACACTACTGGACAAAGATTGCTGGATGACAACATGGATGAGTCTATAGCACAGACGATGAGCGAAAGACCTCAAGTGTCTAATGAAATGGGAAGGTATATGAATCCCTTCCAACAAACATTTCTAGACAGGCAAAAACGTATGGCGAGGGATGAAGCTGCAAGACAGCAAAGAAACTTAGGTTTAGAGGCTGCTCAGGCGGGTAGCCTTGGTGGTGGCTTTGAGGCTGTAGCTAGATCAGAGCAGCAAAGAAACTTAGCTAATCAGCTTCAGGACATTCAAGCTTCTGGAGATATGGCTAACTTTGAACAGGCAAGAAGGGCTTATGAATCTGACCGTCAGAACAGAATGGACGTTGCTGATCTAGGGCTTAGAGGATTTGAAGGAATAGGCAGAGATGTTGATCGCAGAGGAGCCGCAGCACAATCAATGGCTAACTTATCTGGTCAGCGTCAGGCTATGGAGATAGATCGACTAGGAAACCTTGAGTCGGCAGGACAAAGAAGAAGAGGTCTTGCTCAGCAGGGTCTTGATATCGGATACAAGGATTTTCAACGTCAGCAAGCTTTTCCGCGAGAGCAGCTTAACCTTTACTCTAGCTTGTTAAGAGGAGTCCCTGTAGGGCCGGGACAATATACTTCTACTTACGGAGATCAGCCTTCTGCATTTCAACAGCTTGTAGGCTCTGGTCTTGGTGCTGCTGGCTTGTACGGAGCAACGCAGGGTAGCTCAGGCGGCTGGGGTTCTGGCTGGGGAGGAAGCTAATGGCTAATATTCTTGAACAAGAAGATGATTTAAAAGGAATGCCCGATTCCATGTTGCTCATTGAAATGGAGCAACCTAGCGGTAGGTATCCTCCGTTTCTTATTGCCTCAGAACAGCAACGCCGTAATAGTATGCGTGAGAATTATGCCGCTTCTGAACAGCAACCTACAACAACTATTGCAGAGCAGGAGTTTCAGAAAGGTTTGGCGAGTGCTATGCCTACAAGTTCTCCTGTCCCGGTTACTCCTAACTCCTCGTCACCTCCGTTCCCCGTAGGTGATGTCCAACAAGGGTTGGCTGGGGCAGGAGTCCAAATGATGGCTAATACAGGCGGTCAGTTCCCAGACCTAAGTGGCGATGGCAAGGTCACACGCAAAGACATTCTGATGGGCCGTGGTGTGGTGACAATGGATGGCGGAAGGAAGACTCCGCCTTCAGGGAGAAACCATACAATCGGACGGATGATCTTAGACTCCAGAGGAGAGGATTGGAGAAATTATCAAGATGATTATGTAGAGTCACTCGGAAGGGAACAAACAGAACAATATTATGCGTTGCCAGAAGACTCTGGTTTAGGAGCATTAGTTCAAAGACCTAGAGCGGAAACTATATCCCTTGAGGAGCTAAGGGAAAATCAAATATCAGCTCCTGACATGATTAATCGTTATAGTTTAGCGTCTAAATATGGTCAGCCTTTTGGTGGGCCGGGAGCAGAAGAGCCTCCTACGACATTTGAAAGTGTGGTAGGAAATATAAGAGATACTGTGCAAAATTTGCCCACAGAACAAATGTCAGAGTACGAAAAGTCTCTGCTTCCTCCCTCTGTTTTAGCAGCTTTACAAACTAGGGATGCCTTCGGAGTAGTTCCCGAAATTGCTGGAGAAGTAGCAGACCCTCTCGTTGGTGGTTTGTTGGATTTTGGTACTGTTGTGCTTAGTGGTGATCCTACTAACCCTTCTGAGCAAAGGGCCGTTGCAGCGCAAGAGATTGGCGATACTACTGGTAACTTACTATCGGAATATTTGCCTGATTTTAACTTTGACAGCGGAACGGACTTATATGGTCAGTTTGCTGATTATCTTAGAAGCCCAGAAGCACTGAATTCCTTTGAACAAACTTTGAAAAATGCTGAGCCGGGAGTGCGAAGTGTTTTGGAGTTTATTCAAGATGCAAGTGGTTTTACAGATTATGAAAACAACCTTAATAATACTAGAGAAGAATCTAATGTAAGCGAAAACCCCTCTGTCAAAACAGACGCTGCAAGAGGTGGTTTTCCTACGCCAAGTCAAGAAACTATTATGCAAAATATTCTTGCTGGTGGGCCTCAAGAATCGGGCTTTGCTGGTGGCAATATGGTTACTGATTCTTTAGTAAGAAACGCTATGCTTGAAGGCATTGACGAAGGGATGGGTATTGGCGAAGAGACAATGATAAATATGAACGAGGCTTTCGGTGAGTTTGATACAGCTCAAGCTGATCAAGCTGAGAATCTTAGAGAACTAATAGGAAGAACTCGCGGAGAGGCTAAAAACAGAGCATTCTACATGGGTATGGCCGCATTAGGCTCAGGTATTATGAAAGGCGATATGGCTGGCGGTATGGATAAAGCGGTAAATATAGCAAGTGATATCACTGCTCGCGGAGAAGCCTCTATTGCGCCTCTCGCTGCTGCTGCTGCGACTCAACCAGCTCAGGCTGCTAAAGATCGTATTGATGCTTTGGCTTCCATTGCGAGAGCTGATGCAACCTTCCAGAATGTCCAAGCGCAATTGAAGCGTGAAGGCGGTTTGGATAGGAGAAGTTATAATCAGCTAAGAGGTTACGCTATCAGGGCAGCTCAACAAGCTATAGGCGATATGGACTACATGGAAGGCTTGGATACGCCACAGGCGATAGCAGAAGCTATAAGTCAGATTGCTGATCAAATGATGGGAGAGTACGCCCCTCTGATGCAGCCTATAGGCAATGAGCTTTTTACCCCTAACGCTGATGGTAGCTATCGTTTTATTGGACAACTGCCAGAGTAATGGTTCAGATAATTGAGGTATTACAGGGAGGTCAGCCAGTTAATGTTCAGTTTCCTGATGACATGTCTCTGGATGATATCGCAGAGGCTTTGCAAGGATTTCCTCCTAGCGGGGCTGTTGATCAAACTTTTGCTACTCCAGACCCCGTTATTCCTCCTGTAGAAGATCAGTCCATATTTCGCTCTTTCGCTGACGTTCCCTTAAAAATTGGTTCGGGTATTGCTTTGGGCGTGAAGGGCATTGCTGAGGCTTTTGGAGCTGACAGTGAAGTTGCTCAAAACATTGAGGGAATCGAGGGTTATTTAGATAGCCTTCTTTCCGCTCAATCAAGAGCGGATAGCGCTGAGATCGCTAGACTGCAAACAGAGGCGCAAGACAAAGGTTTCTTAGATCAAGCTAAAGCGGCTCTTAAAGGTATATCGGTTGCTCCTATAGACTTTGCTGCACAGACACTAGGTACTGCGTTGCCTGTAATAGCGGCTACGGCTGCGGCTGGTCTTGCGGGTCTTCCTACGGCAGCAGTGGGAATAGGTACTGGTTCTTTGATGGGGACAGGTATTGTCAAAGGCAGCATCTTTGACGTTGTAGAGGGCGAGCTTTTAAAGGCGAACGTCCCTCCTGAAGAGGCAGAATCGGTTGCTCAAGAGGCTCAGTCTTATCAAGGGGGAAATCTAGATCAAATTGGATTAGGCGCTATTCTTGGAGCTTGGGCTGCAAGAAGCGGAATAGAGCCAGCCATTGCACGAATGCTGTCCAGAAATATAGCGCAACGAGGAATCTTTCAGGGAGCTGTTGTTGGTGCTGCTACCGAAGCTGTACCTGAAGCCTTTCAAGGCGCTCAAGAGCAGTTAGCTAGAAACCTAGCTCAGATTAGAGAAGAGCAGATTGAAGATGTCCCTTTGTACAGAGGTGTTGCAGGAGCTGGAACTTTAGAAGGTTTGGCTGGAGGTATTGGTGGTGGTGTATTTGGAGCCGCATCCTCTGGCGCTGCACCGCAACCACAATTACCCACTACTGAAGACTTGTCAGAGATAACTCAGCCCGAAGATATCGTTACTCCTGACCTCCCCGCAACAGAACCTACCCCTGACTTATCAGAAGATACCACCCTCCCTCCACTTGAAGATCGACTCAGCCTCATTGCGCCTAACTTGCGTGGCACTTTAAAAGGTCGAGGACTGGACGATGTGGGTCTTGAACTTGCTGCTCGTCTTGACCCTAAAGCACTCCAAGGTATGCGTGACCCTGATCAGGTAGACGCTATCTTTGATCCTGACCTCAATACCATCTTCCTTGGCGCAGACCGCATCAAGGGATTTGAGCAAATGGATACCCCTCAGTTGCAGAGAGAGTTTGGTGGTCTGGTAGACCATGAGATGGTACACGCTGTTAAGCGTATGAATTTATGGAAAGACTCTGAGTGGAAGGTTTTGGAGAATGCTGCGAGACGCAGAACGAATTCAGAAGGTCGCACTTATATGGAAGCGGCTCTGAATGATTACAACCAAGAGACATCAGAGATTCAAACCGAAGAGGCGGTTGCTGAGCTTATCCGTGACACGTTATCAGGAAGAACTGGTTTGGCTGGACAACCTTTGTCGTTGATCCAAAGATTTGTAGAATTTTTTCGCAAAATGGGTAACTCATTAACAGGCACAGGTTACGCCAGCTTCAATCAAGTTGTAAACGATATTGAAACTGGAGTCACTGGTGGTAGACCCAGAGTAGCTCAGCCACAGGCAGAAGCAACTCTTTTTCT